ATCGGCGCTGGGTTGAGCAGCAGCTCACCGATGAGAAAGATAAGTGGATCGACGACCGGGCGAAAGAACTGATTGCCATGTTCCCTGCGAAACCTCTGGAAATGAGCAGCTTGTTCCTGCCCCAGGAAGCCCAGTTTGCGCTTATCGGAGAAAAGGCCGAAGAGGCATACAACAAATACATATCGGCCTGCGCGTATGCCCGCGCCGAAGAAGAATGGCAGCGCCAAGCGCCCTGCCCGTTTTAAGGAGTGATTATGAGCTTCGATCTGATTCAGTTCGTTAAGGAGCAGGAGCCGCTGTTTGTCAGTGCCCTAACCGACCAGTCTCTGACATGGGCAAAGGAATGCCAGTTCGCTATCCAGTTATTCCAGCGCAATCAAAAACTGGCAGAAACGGCGATTGCCAACCCCACCAGCGCCCAGAACGCGATTATCAACGTTGCAGCTGTCGGCATTAGCCTGAACCCTGCCAGCAAACTGGCTTATCTGGTTCCGCGCGACGGTATGGTCTGCCTCGATATCAGCTATATGGGTCTTCTGCACATCGCTCAGTCGGCTGGCGTCATCAAGTGGGGTCAGTGCAAGCTAGTTCATGCTAGCGACGACTACGAGACACTGGGTCTCGATAAGGCACCAGCTCATAAATACAACCCGTTTGCCACACCTGACGCTCGCGGCGCCGTTATCGGTGGCTACTGCACAGTTAAAACCGCTGATGGCGACTACCTGACTGAAGAGATGAGTCTCGCTGAGATAGAAGAAATCAGGAAAGTGAGCAAAGCGGGAACATCACCAAAAGGCCCATGGGTCAACTTCTGGTCTGAGATGGCCAGGAAGACGATCGTCAAAAGAGCATATAAATACTGGCCGCGTGCTGACCGTCTGGATAATGCCGTCGATGTGCTCAACGAGAACGAAGGCATATACACCGAGCCAGTTATGCCCTACACCCCTGAAAGCGAAATCATCCAGTCGGAAGAAAACGCAAAACAGGAACTTATCAACACCATCCAGTCACTATGTGAGGACATGAAGCAGGCGAAAAATATGCATGCTCTCAAAACTCACTTCCAGGCAGCTTACAAAATGACGGTCGGAATGCAGCTTCAACAAAAGGTTCAGGCCGTCTATGCCAAGTGCAAAGCAAAATTCGAAGAGGTTACGCAATGACAGCTCTTTACCAGATCGCCAATGATTTCGCAAAGCTGACTGATTCAGGAATGGAGCCTGAAATGATAGCCGACACTCTCGATGGGATTGAGTGGGAGCTGGAAGCAAAGGTCGAGCAGATTCTTGCTGTTTGCAAAAACGAATCTGCTTATGCCGAGGCGCTGAGAGAAGAAAGCAAGCGCCTTGCAGAGCGCGCAAAAGCCGCAGATAACCGTGTGGCGAGCATGAAAGATTATGTGGCCGCCTCCCTCGATACAGCAGGGAAGAAATCACTTAAGGCAGGCATTCATCAGGTAACGGTTCGCGCGCCGTCTAAGTCAGTTGAAATTACGGATGCCAGTGCGCTTCCTCCTGAATTCGTTGAATACGAGACGAGCATCAAGCCAGATAAATTGGCTATCAAACACCAAATCGAAGCCGGCGTGGATGTACCTGGCGCGCAAATAAAACTCGGCAAACCTTCACTCATTATTAAGTAGGTTCCGCCATGAAACGCACTCCCTTCTACCGCAGGCCCGGGCGCACCGGGCAATTCTCTGGCCTCCGTGAGCGCGTTATCTGGATGATTCAGACGCGCGGCCGCCCGGTCACCGGTAGCGAAATAGCCGAGAAGTTTGGCGTAACGCTCATCGAGTTTAACCGGGTCGCCAACGGCATTACCCGCGGCTCCGGACAGATTGCACAGATCGTTGAGTCGGAAAAATGGATCAACGAAGACGGCATCTGTGACCGCACTTTTGACCTCGTAACGAAGCCGAAGGTCGTAACTCCGCAAGGTAAATCGCGCCTTTTCACCCGGCGCGCCATAGAGCAATCGCAGGAAGGTAGACGGCAGGAGTGCATTGAACGTGCCGCCCGCCGTCGCCGCCTGATTGCTCAGGGCCTCTACATCGACGAAATGGAGTCCATCCTATGACTCACGCTCACGACGACATCAGGGTTGGCACTCTGTGCCTTCCCTTCATTGGTAACGGCTGGCTAATGCCATGGGGTGAAGTGGTCAGCAATCCATTAAAGGCGCAGCGGCTCGCTGAGGAATATCGGGAAAGGCAGGAGGTTGCATGACTGATTACACCGGCAGCAACACTCCAGCGGATCAGCGCGACCTATGGCGCACTCCACCAGCACTATTCACTTCCCTCGATGCTGAGTTCTGCTTCCAGTTGGATGCTGCCGCGGCGCCGCATAACGCGCTGTGCCGGAAGTTCATCACCGCCGAGCAGAACACACTGGAAACGCCCTGGGTTGATTACCTGAGCATTCCGGGCTACGTCTGGCTGAACCCACCATACAGCGACATCACACCGTTCGTTAAAAAGGCCGCTGCCGAGAGCGCCAATCAGATTGGGACGGTCATGCTGGTTCCGGCAGACACTTCGGTTGGCTGGTTCAAGGAAGCTATCCAGACCGCCAGCGAGGTGCGCTTCATCACCGCCGGGCGGCTGGCGTTTATCAACCCGGTCACCTGTAAGCCAGTATCGGGAAATAACAAAGGTTCGATGCTCATCATCTGGCGACCGTACCCGCGGACACACTGCCACTTCGCAACTGTGGACCGGGACGAGCTGATGGCTTTCGGGGCGAAACTTCTCGCCCGCCGGGAGGCCGCATGACGCCAGCAGCTTATTACAACGAAATCGACCCGTTCGCTGCCCAGTGGCTGCGTAACCTGATCGCCGGCGGTCATATTGCCCCGGGTGAAGTTGATGAAAGGAGTATTGAAGATGTCACACCTGACGATTTGCGAGGATTCACGCAGTGCCACTTCTTCGCCGGAATTGGCGTCTGGTCCCATTCCCTGCGCCTCGCCGGATGGCCTGACGATAAACCGATCTGGACAGGTTCCTGCCCGTGCCAGCCTTTCAGCGCGGCAGGCAAAGGAGATGGGTTTGCTGACGAGCGGCACCTTTGGCCCCACTTCTTCCACCTCATCAGCGAGCGCAGACCTCAGCATGTCTTTGGCGAACAGGTTGCAGCAGGTAACGCAAACACATGGTTCGACCTTGTACAAGCTGACCTGGAAGGAATGGGATACGCCTTCGGGCTTGTGCCGTTTGCGGCGGCGGGCATCGGTGCTCCGCACATCAGAGAGCGGGCTTATTGGGTGGCCCACGCCTGTAGCGAATACGAATCCGCAGCCGGAAACGAAACGGGGATTACAGCACGTCTCCGGAGCAGCTCGACTTACAGGCTGGCAAACACCGGTGGCGAACGACTCAACCGGGTCGACCCATTGCTACAGCGAGAAGAATCCAGACGGCTCGCCGAAGGTATGCCTGAAGCTTCCAGGCTCGGCATTGCTGACCGGGTGGCCTACGCCAACAACAGAATCGGCGATGAGGGAGAAACGTTACGCCCAGGGAGGGATGCCGTTCTCAATGGCTGCATCAATGGTAGGCCCCTTGAGGTTAACGGTTTTTGGCGAGATGCGGACTGGCTCTTTTGTCGAGATGGCAAATGGCGTCCAGTTGAACCCGGCACATTCCCGCTGGTTGATGGGGCTGCCGCGCGCCTGGGACGAGTCGAGCCCGGGGTGGCAAGAGTGGCAAGCAGCAACCGCGTCGGCCGACTCAAAGGCTACGGTAACGCCATAAACGCACAGGCCGCGGCTGAATTTATCCGGGCCTATATGGAGGGGTTATGACGCCAGCAAATGAAAACGCCATCCGCGCAGCCTGCCGCCGGTGCACCGAGGAAATCCAGCAGGCCATGCGCAAGAAGCCAAAGCCTAACTGGAACGAAACAGTGCCCACCATCATCAACAAGCATCACAAGAAAATTGAAGCTCTGGGAGTTAGCCTCCTGGAGTTCGTCGTATATACAGGTCGGCTTAATCGACGCTTCGGAGCAGAACAATGAGCAAGGTAACTTTTGTCGTAGATTTTGAGGATGGTAAAGAGCCAGCAGTGCATTCCCGCATGAACATTCTCGGCGGAGAGCTGGCGGCAGTTGCGTGGAAAGATGCGATTAAATCAGAAGTTGTTTCCGTAAATGATGGACTGCCTGCTCCTAATCAACAGTGTTTGTTATTTGACGCTAACGGTGAGGGATGGGTCATTGGCTGGCGCTCAGTTTGGCTTTCAGAATGCATGACTGAAATAGGTGACTGGGACTGGAACTATCAGATCGAGAGCCTGGATGATGAGGAAATGAATATTACTCATTGGGCACCCACACCTCCGGTGCCAGAGGCATGAAGGCACTCATCACCCAGGAGCTTAAGGCTCCTTTTTTATTGCTAGCGTTCACCTTCAACCGAATTAACCGACAGTTCCGGGAGCATTGACAATGGCCGACATCATCGATACCGCAGCAGAGATAGAAGAGCTTCAGCGTAACGCTGCCCTTTCCGCTCACCGCATCGACCACAACGCCGTATCAGCTGAGCATTGTGAAGAATGCGACGAACCAATTCCCGAGCCGCGGCGCGCTGCCGTTCCTGGCTGCCAGACGTGCGCGGAGTGCCAGGGTGTTATCGAATTGAGGAATAAGCAGCGAGGTGCGTGATGTTTACACTCATCCAACGTGGTCAAATTTACGCTGACCTGCACGGTTGGCCCGTCATCATCCACAGTTGCACTTCTCAGATAGTCCGCTACTGGCGACAAGGCCGGATCAACACCGCTTCAATCGACCGATTCAACAATGACTTTGAGCACCTCGATCACCGTGAGGCGGCACAGATACGCGCCGAACTGGAGATGAGCGAGCACATCAAATCGCTGCGCGCCCAGCGTGCGGCATGAGGTGAGATTATGAAGAGAAATTCGGCCGCTCGGCGGCTACTTGGGATGGATCACTGGCGTAGTAATACGCAGCTCATGGCGTACTCGCATTGGCATGTAGCAGTAAAGACAGGGAGGTCTAACCCTAGCTGGGTTGCTGTGCGAACACGAAGTTATGACTTCTCCAATTTCGATGAATAACGCAACTGATAGCTGATTCAATGAGTCAGCTATTGGGTGCGAAAGCACTGCTCCGTTATCCCTTTTTCCCGGCCAAGCGCCGGGCTTCTTTTTGCCTGATTTCGATTAATCAACACGTCAACACAGCCTCGCATATAATGCCCGGCGGCTAAGGAGTTCTCATGGCTAAGCTTCTCAACTTGCAGGAATGGGCTGCTGAGGTCTACACGACTCCACCCTCCCTTTCTACTCTGCGCCGATGGACGCGGGAGGGGCGTATTTATCCCACACCGGAGCTGCACGGAAAGGAATATAAGGTTCAGCCTGACGCTATCTACGTGGATCCGCGCAAGAAGAATCTGCGCGCTAAACCGAAACACACCAAACTGCCGTCCGGCGGCACCTTAATGGAGAGACTGACTCATGGCGAAAAGGCCAGTACGTTACGACGCTAACCTGCCCCGTAACCTGACCTATCGTAAAAGAGACAGACTTTACAGCTGGCGCAATCCGGTGACCGGGCAGGAGATT